TTAACATCCAAAATAAAAACAAACAGATATACACCACCTCGGGGACAGGTTGGCTTTCAAAAACGCTTCAAATAATGCCTCAACATCCGCCTCCGGATTACCGGTGGACGGAATAGCCGTTACCCCGTTGGTAACGGATGCCGGGGATACCTGTGCCACTTCGGCTTTAGCCGGATCGATAAAATCAATATCAATCCGTTCAATAATGGCCGAAGCCAGCGCATTACGGACCAGTGTATCGGCTGCCGGGTTACTGAATCTGACCAGCTCATCCGTCAGTACAGCAATGTTGGCAACTTTGGCAACCCCCAGCTGAACAGACTGAAAATCGAATTTGGTCAGCGGTTTTGGTGCGCCCTGCCCCACCCAGTAACCCTGACCGCCGCTGATTTGCCCCGGAATACGGACATTAAACGGATTTGAGCACAGCAATGCGGGGTTTCTGTATCTTTAAACGCTTCACAGTGCAGAACCCGGTCTGGTGATGCTGATTAGTGCATCCTGTAATTTAATATCATTAACGTAGCGGGCAACTGTATGACCGGCGCTGTTGATAATTTCTGCTTTGTCACCGGGCTGTAATGTCAGGCTGTCACCACAGTTGTTGTGGTCTGTGTAATCCAGCTTATATGCATACGGTGTCCACTGAATGCCGTAACCGGATTCAATAACTTCTTTACCTGATGCGGTCGTTACTTTGATTGTGAACATAGCTGCTTCTTCGGTCAGAAAGTCGGCTCATATGAACGGACTTTGTGTTTGGTTTGAGCCGTCTCTCCGGCTGTCACGCCCGTTGCTCCGGCAGATGACGACGTTGCTGCCTGCATTGGTAATCACACCATGGATTCGTTGTTTTTGATTCTCCCTGTACACTCACCGGGAAAGGTTTACGGGTCCCTGTTAATACAGGAAGACTGCGACAACGCGGCGCATAAAAGCCCACTCAGTGAGCATGCTTTGTGATGGGTTACAGTGGCAGAGCCTCATTATTAAAAACAAATTAATTTATTAAAAATCAAAAAGATAAAGCATTGACGCTGTTTTTTATTTTTCATTAAAATGCACATGCTGTGTTGAAAAAAGAAAATCGTTTTGATTTCGCCCGGATTCCCCCGGGCTTTTTTTACCAGGTAGACCCCGCTATTTAGCAAAGTGTTATTTATCTTTTGTTTAGTTCTGAGGACGTAATTTTATCCAAGAGCGTTTACCCGCGTGAAACACTTAAGCCCGTTCCTCCATCGGTTCAGGGCTATTTTTTTATCCTCTCCGCTTCTATCTCCCGTATTGACCACTTATCGTGATTACAGTTAGCAATATATTTCATGGCATCAGCCAGCAGCTCAACTGCACCACCGAACGTCAGATCATCCGGTATCTCAACCTGCTCACAATCAGCGGTCAGTTGTGGTGGAATCGATATCACCGGTGCGGGTATTAATTCCGGTCGCGTATCTGCGCAACTCACTGACAGCATCAGCGGGAACAGGAGCAACAGCGCATTCACTGTCTTTGAAAACAGTTTTGATAACAGTTTTAACGTTGACATGCTCTATGTCCTCAACCTGTTTGGCTTTGATATTGTCAAGTGCTGCGCTGTGCCTGATGGCAACAGCTGAAAGTGTGGTGGTGTTTATCACCTGCTGTGCTGATAACTGGCCTGATAACGTTGTGTTGTTCACCTTCAGCTGCTGGTTATCCCGGTAGGTGTCATATACCCACCAGGCAGCAACAATAAGCACCGCAGCTATTACCGCTTCTTTCCAGTTCATGGCGCTTCACACTCATAATGGATCACCCCGTCCAGCGGATTACCCGGCAGCGACTTACAGTGAATCTCGAGTGAATACAGATAACAGCCCGCCAGAAGGCAGGCCGTCAGCAGGATAACCGTGGTGATAATCAGCATTACAGGGTTCCGTGACATATCGCTTTCTCCGTCTCACGCCGGTTAATCAGACCCTGCCACTGTTTACCTCCGGCAAACGTCCAGCGCTTCATTTCGTCACACGCACCGGCGATATCACCGGCATTGAGTTTACGCAGCATCGTGGAGCGCGAGAATGCGCCTGGGCCGACGTTGTAGACAAATGAATAGATGGCCGCCCGGGTATTGTCGTCAATCGACACTTTGATCATCGGGTCAACCGCGCGCCGGACTTTCGTCAGGTCGTCATGCAACAGCGCCTTACATTCAGCGTCCGTGTACAGCTTGCCGAGCTGAATATCACTGCCGGTATGGCCGTAACATACGGTGAGCACTCCGGCCACATCACGATAAGGTTTGTACTCAACACCCTCATATGCGGGGATCAGCACCAGCGCACCGGCAATTGCCCCGGCAGCACAAGCGGCCATGACTTTTTTAAATAATCGGTTATTCATGATGTTCTCCGGCTTTCAGTTGGAATTCTTTCCGTTTGTAATACCAGTTCACCAGGAACGTCCCGATGGTGCAGACGATACCGGCAACGATAGCCCATTGATCCAGAGACAGAGCACCAAAAGCAGCAGTAAAGACACCCCACGCATACGCCGCAGGGCTGGAATATTTATCGGACATACGCATTTTTCCACCCCCTGCGGAGTGTTCCGTGTGTGAATTGATAGGGAAATGCCGCAACCGGTTTATATGTTTTAAACAGGTTAAAGTGAGGTGGCTGCGGCATTGTTCGGATAATCCCACCAGCGGCGGGAAAGCAAGAAGAAGAGCACTGTGACCGAATACGGATTAGGTAATGAGCCTGTCGTATTCCAATGCTCTTATTGTTGCGGACAATAAAAAAGGCCGCACATGGCGACCTTAAGGTTAATTTTGTGAATGTATATATAATTCAACTGCTCGTATCGTTAATGACATTAATCAAGGATTATATATGCTTAAATCTCTTCTGACTTTCGACCAGATGATAACCCCTAAACTTATTACTGTACTTTACTGGCTTGGCCTGATTGGTGTTCTGTTTTCCGGTATTGCAACTATTTTTGTCAGTAATGCTTACGATGGCGGTTTTTTCAGCGGACTTATCAGCGGACTGGCTACTATCATCTTCGGCGGACTAGGTGTCCGTATTTCCTGCGAACTGATTATTCTGTCTTTCAACATTTACGGAAAACTCAAAGAGATCGCGGAAAACACAAAACCACAGTAATTTTATGGTTGACACCCAAACGACAATGATTATCATTTAACTTAATACCGGTTTGTCAGGTATTGCTCACATTGACATTGCTCCTAGTATTTACTGCCGACACCACTGACCCGGTGTCGGTTTTTTTTAATACAAAAACCAATGCAAAAACTGACGCATATCATTAACTGTTACTGTGCACGCCATACATTACTGATGCTCGAAGGCCAGCATCAGTCAGCATGGGCATCAATCAGGAATATTCTTATCATTCATCAATGTGCTGCAGCAGAAATAATCCTTGCACGTAAGGGCTGGAAAATTTCTGTCATATATAATGATCGATTCGGCTTTCCTGTATATGCCATCAGAAGCAAAAATGGAAGAAAGTTAAAGTGTTGCTATAATGACTATCAAAAAGAAATGACAAAAATCAGATAACAATTAAATAACAATCAGTCTAATCATAATTATAAAATGTGTAAACTGTAGCCATTACTGCGCCACTGAACATACAATATCCATATACTAATAAGTATTTTTTCCTCTGGTTTTCTTACGATATAACAATACAACTGCAGGAATAGCAAATACATTAAAAATCAAAAAATTAGTTAGTGGCAATACTCCACCATGAATAAGCACTGGAATCAAATTAAACATCACAATACTGACTATCAACCACAGCCCCCTGACTGGCTTTAACATCTCTTGTGATTCATTTTTGTCAGCATCAGATATCCGGCCATTAACCTCTTTACTGGGCATATCATCCTCAAAATCCGACAACACCATACTGATAATAATAACTGTTATCCATTAAGATAACCAGCATAAAAACGTATGCAGACAACCGGACACCTTTATATCATTCTGAGTGATAATCAAAACAAGGCATCTCACCATAGTTAATCTTTTTTAATTATATTACGTGTAAACACATACTATTACGCTATAATAAAAAGGTAATGAAATTTCCATAAAATAATGTCGCTTATTCCTTATGCCGGTTATTCCCAAACCGGCTTTTTTTGCATCTGAAATAAGAAACTGATTCAGTTCAACCGAACTGACCTGCGCTACCAGAGTCTCACAGCAAGTATCCAGTTATTCGGAATAACCAAACATACGGCCCTCGGAAACTTCGGAAAACCTAACATGAAAGCCATTCTTACAAGTTGGAAAAATAAAAAAGCCTCACCGAAGTGAGGCTTACACCGTAGTTATACCTTTAATCCACAAAATACTATTAACAACGGTGCATTATATATTATGTTAGGACTGTAATTTTCAGGCCTTGTAAAACCCGCCAATATTGGCGGGTTTGGAACAAAAAAAATAAGAAACTAAGCCTTTATATCTTTATTTTCAATAGCTATCAACTGTGGTTTTTCTTCTTCCGGAATTTCATACTCTATATCCAATGTCAGCAATCCGCAGGATAATTCTGCATTCCGAATTTTGACATTCTTACCAAGGTTAAATTCTAATGAAAACTGGCTTTTTAATATCCCTTGGTGTACCCATTTCTCTGATTCATTAACTACTTCTGCAGGTTGTTTACCCTGAATACTAAGTTTGCCACCTTTCAATGATACCTCAAGATCATCTTCCCTGTATCCGGGAACACTAACCGTCAGTTGATAGTGCGCATCATTTAATTGCTTCAGGTTATATGGATGTTCTGAGGTTATTGGCCTGTTGCCCGTAAGTTGACTGAATAAACGATCCATCTGGTCAAAGCGATTTGACAGCAAACTATCAGATAATGCCGGAAATAATGAAAAAGAACTAATGTTCTGCATAATTCCTCCTTCAGTATTTCAATTTATTCTTTTTAAATACACATCATGGTATAACTTACCCTGATGTGTTATTTATATAGGGATGAGATCTTGACTTTCAATGACTAATTTACATTTCTTTACAATAATTACTTCGTGACCAGCAACCAACCTCAGATTTTACAGCATAAAAATAGTTAAAAAGGCATTTGAATTTATAGGGTAATAGACAATCTACTAAAGCTGCCCCCTGTTACTCAATAATTTACCTCCGATAATCAATAATGTCCTATACTTCATAGTGAAAAGCAAACCGGAGAGAAAAGTATGTATAAGAATATTCTGGTACCGATTGACACTTCTAATAAAGCACTGGTTAACCATGTCATCCCTCACATCGAATCTCTTTCAAAGTTTGATGACCCGCACATACATTTTTTAGTCGTTATACCAAGCTACAAAATGTTTATCGGCCTTTCATACGGCATAGAAAAAGAAATCATTACAGAAGATAATCAACGATTGAAGTTAGCAGAAGCTGACCTTAAAAATGAAGTTTCAAGATTTAATCTTCCGGAAGATCGGGTTCATTATCATGCAATTCTTGACACTCCGATAGATGGAATTTTGACTACCGCAGAAAAAATACACGCTGATTTAATAATCATCAGCTCAAGATCACCAAATATTTCAACCAAATATCTACTTGGGTCTACTGCATCAGCTGTAGTCCGCTATGCAGAAACATCCGTCCTGGTTGTCCGCTAATACATATCGCCCGCCATAGCGGGCTTTTTCATATACAATTATGACACTCAATACTGTCCATATCATACCGAGGTATTTAGCTGTTCAGAATGACCGGACATGTAAACAGCCCAGAAGCTCAGAAGCTCAGAAGCTCAGAAGCTCAGAAGCTCAGAAGCTCAGAAGCTCAGAAGAGTTAAACCTGTAAGTTATCGATACACACCAAACTAAGATGTAAAAACACATATTATTCAATTAAATACATGATTTTTATTAGCCGTCATTAGTAGATAGGCGACGAAAATAACTTTTAATATAATTTTTAACAATAAAACCGCATATTTACACATTTAGCCTGAGTGTAAAAATTGCCTGAACTTACAAAAATTATTTGATTGAAAATAATTAGTGCTGGTTTTTTTTATTCAGCTTCGCAAGGCTGTCACATGCCGATTGAAACCCACCAAAACATGCTTCATCATACAATGACCCGGCCTTTGGTTGGCTTTTTTCAACGCCTTCCCCAGAGAGATGCATCTCTGCCAACTTTGCCAGTGCAAATGCATATTTTTGATCGGCCGCTTTCTTATACCACTCCGCTGCAACGCGGTAATTCTGTTCTATTCCCTTCCCGTAATGATACATTTTCGCAAGCTGGTATTGAGAAAATGCATTTCCCTGCTCACCTGATTTATGAACCCACTCAATAGCCTGCCGGTAATCCTGTTGCACTCCCTCCCCCTGAAAATACATCTCCCCCAGAGAATATTGTGCGTACTCATTCCCCTGTACCGCAGCTTTTGTATACCAGTCAGCCACCGTTTTATAATCTATGGGAGCACCATTACCGTAGTAGTAATAAGATCCGATTGTAACCTGGGCACCAGCGTCACCACCATTTGCCGCCTCGCATAATGCCGAATCCTGAGTATCGAGCTCACAATTCGCTGAGTATGCAGTATCCGTGTGAATTAAAAAAAGGCACAACAATATTTTTTTCATAATAGTTCCCGTTTTGCAGTTAACGGAAATCATATCAAAAACAAAAATTGCAGACATAAATAACTGCGATTGTGAGGTTTCAGCTCATAAGTAATGGGTATAGGGCACCCAATGACATTCCTTGTAACTTATTTGTACAGAGAATTCTCTCCCGGAGGTCTGGTCTTAAACCTTCTGTGTGCCCACAAGTATTGGTCCGGAGCATGCAGGATTTCTGCCTCAATAATCTGATTTAGTTTCTCAGCATCTGCCAGGTCATCTCCACGCGGAAACTCAATGATTTCTTTACCAATTATTAATTCATAAGGCCTCTTACCACTTTCATTATTTCTTATCATCGTTGCAGTAAGTATCGGCGACTTCGATAATTTGGCTATAGCTGCCACTCCTTTTGATGCAGAAGCATTAGCTACCGAAAAAAAAGGGGCGAAGATAGTACCTTTAGTTCCAAAGTCCTGATCCGGAGCAAACCAAATAGCCTGCCCGCGTTTTAGTTCCGATACCATAAACTTCAGATTCTTACGGTCGATCATCCCACTTCCGGAGCGGCTTCGGCATCTTGTTTGTATATACTCTATTGCTTTATTGTTGTGCGGTCGATACATAGCATTTACAGGAAAACATAGCCCCATAACTCTGCCCCCAAGTTCCAGCGACATGGAATGGATACCAATAATTAAAACACCATTATTTTGTCATATACATCATTAAAGTTATCACAACCCATTACTGTAAATATTTTATTAATTCTTTTGTCATTCCAGAACCAGGCAATACCGGTTTCAAATAATGCAACCCCTAAAGATGACAGGTTACTTGCGACACAAGCCATGGATAAGGCATCTGAACCAAACAGAAAAGCAATAGGATACCAATCCAGGTTAAAATGTACCTTGGGTGGAGAAGCCTGATAGAAAATTTATTCAGAGAATACATTTTTTCCTGATAAGTAATAATTACTGCATAATAAAAAGGCCTGATAATATTATCAGGCCTTGGAATTTAGTTCTTTTTATTGCCTGGACAACAGCATCACCGTTTTACAAAAAATACATTTTGCTCCATGCGGATTTGATGCGGAAACATCAAAGTGCGAAGTTCGGTATTGTGTTCCACTGCAACAGGGGCACTGAAAAAACAGTGCTATTATCATTGGTGTGCCTTAGAGACCCACCACATTTGATGCAGACGGACCTTTTGCCCCGTCTTCAATATTGAAGGTAACATTCTGACCTTCAAATAATGTCTTGAAGCTGTCGCTCTGGATCGCAGAGAAGTGAACAAACACATCTTTGCTGCCGTCAGCCGGAGTGATGAAGCCAAAACCTTTCGATTCGTTAAACCATTTTACTGAACCAGTCATTGTATTAGACATAGAATTTCCTTTAATTTTTTTGATTGCCATAAGGCATATGAGGTTTGTTTTTTATTTTTACTTATGGGAATTAATTAGAAGGAATTCGCAATGAAGTGGTATCGGGGATAACGCTAAATGGTGAACGACTTTAAACTGACTAGCATAAATAGGCCTGTACTTCCAAACCAGTGACGCTATTAAGCCACAGATGATCACAAATAGCAAACTTTATTATTTTATCCCTCCGATGTTACGTATCACTACACGTAAATCACGACTGATTTAAACAAATTATCTTATCTGTTTATCAACATAAAAAAAACCGTAAAAACGGGGTTTCAGTTTGCAATCAATACGACACAGAAATAACTCTGATCACAATAGCGTCTTTTTTACGATCGTAAAGTATTAATTTTTAAATCATGTAATTTGTTCATAAATGTCCGCATACCTCCATGATGTGATGTACCGTCCATTTCCAGTTTTACATCTCCCATTATGAGCATTCCTTCCACCAGCCCTTCTGCCTTCTGGAGTTTTTTCCCTATGTGAGTGTCTGAGCACCCGTATTTCTTGGCCAACTGAATAAACGTCTTACCGAAAACATAGTAATCAAAAAGCAGATCATGCATATCACTGTTACGGATATTCAGTTTTGCCATAATGCCGGATATCACCAGAGCATCATCATCACTGCATGATTGCCGACTCTTAACTTTTTCAGGGATCAGCCCTTTAAACCCGGCAGCAATTGGTGACCAATATACTGATTCCTGATTATCAACAACCCAAGCCCCCCACCGTTCTAACACCTGGCGAATATCACGCATACATTACCTCGTTATTTTGCAGGCTATGAGGTTTAATATCTTCCGATAAAACAGAAATGACGCTTCCCGTATAGTTGCCCTGAAGAGTAGTGTTGCTCCAATGTTCCTCTCTCATTGTTCTCACTCCTGTATGCCTTTCATCTCGAACTCGGTCATAAGCACACCGATGTAGATTATGTACGCTTCGCACCAGGTATCCCGGTGAAACGTCCTGACTGTGTACCGGTTTATTTTCAACTCAGTCGCCAGTGACGCCTGATTACCGTAGTGTTCAGGTATCGGTGTAATTTCAGGTCTCACGCTTTAACTCCCTCACTTTCGCACGGTACTCATCGCGTATACGGATATAGTCTTCCCGCTTCCAGTGCGGTATCTCATGCGGACCGCGTAACCAGTCAACTAACTCCTGTCCAAATTTTTCAATCAGCCGTAACTCGTATTTCTGCGTTACAGTGTTATTTTTGTGTGAGAATTTACCGGCCCCCGCATTGCATGATTTACATTGCTTATAGGCATTTCGCTCCTCAAACCGCAGCTCAGGATGTGACCCTACAGACAGAAAATGACCGCAGTCCCACTGTCCACCATGTAAATCAGGTGGATTAGGTTCACCACAGCTGATGCATGGTTCATCGCGGTCTCTGAGTCTGATGAATTGGTTAAACGCTGTTTGTGCTTGCTGCCGGAAATATGAGGTGGGTTTTACTGCTAACTTGCTGATTTTTAATTTATCTTTTGCTTCACGTTCTTTTTGCTGCTGCTCCTTTCTTAATTTGGCTTCAGCCTTTTCCCTTTCCCTGCTTCGTCGCTTTATTGCCAACTCAGCGCCATGCTCCGGACAGCACCACCATTCGTTACTGAATTTCGGGTGAAACCATTCTCGGCATATCAGGCATTTTCGCCGCGGTTGCTTTGCCACTCTCACCATCTCCTTTTATCTTCTCGACTACTTCCAGATGCGGACATTCACCGGCGCACTGGTCGCAAACATAAACTTCATCGTCGGCCAGTCCTTCGCCGCATATTGCGCAGTTCATCAAACCCTCCCCTGTAATAAATAATTACGCGAACCCACCATGCTTTAGGTGCAAAGTGGAGTTTTTTCCGAAGATCATTGATTAATAACTGCCGAACGTTTTTTGCTCACTTTTTGGCCAATCTGGTCTATTATTAATCTGAGTGAATAATGAATATCGGAGGAACTATGTACAAAAATATCCTTGTTCCGATTGATGTATGGGAAAAAGAACTCACTGATATGGTTACTCCTCATGTTGAAAGCCTCGCTAAACTTGAAGATGCCCGTATCCATTTTCTTGCGGTTATACCAGCATTCCCATATGGTGGTTTTGAAAGTGGTTTGTCTGTCGCGGATCTGGAAAAGCGACTGATAGATTCCACAAAGAAAGAATTAGGCGAGATAATCAGGAAATTCAGTTTGCCGGAGGACAGAGCAGACAGATATATCGTAATTGGTCGCCCAAAAGACAAAATACTTGAACGTGCCGAAGCTATTAGTGCAGACCTGATTATCATCGGCTCCCGTCGTCCGAGTATTTCTACCTATCTACTCGGCTCCACTGCTGCGGCAGTCGTCCGTTATGCCAAAACCTCAGTTTTAGTTGTCCGCTGACACCAGTCGCCCGCTCCGGCGGGCTTTACCATTTCTTCTCCTGACTCCCTGCACTAGCGAGTCGAACCAGGTAACATCTGACCGACCGAACCCCGGCTCAATGTATGCCTTGCTGACCACCTTCCCGCAAAATTCGATTCACTTTCTCTCACTCTGCTCACCACCCGGCACTAACTCACCACGTGAATCACAAACGTAACGATACAGCCTGGTGACAGCATCCGGCGATATAGCAAATAACGGACTCACATGGCGGTTATGCCTCGTTGTACCAACCTTTCGCAAACATCCGATATACAGCATTTTGTTGGTAAACCACTTAATGAACTCTGTCGAGTTTCCTGTGCGCAGCCCAGCCTCGTGATTGGTGAACGAATCCAGATCGCGACATGCCCTGATTATGTCAACGCATACTTTGAATTGTTCGTCATTCATCGCCACATCCTGTTAATCATTGCCCGTGGTGTTGGTTTCAGATATCTGACTACCGGCAGATACACGGTGACGTCGAAATACTGAGGATTGATATTCAGTGACTTCACCGGGTTATACCCCTTACGCCTGTAGTAAATGCAGAGCTTATCGGCTTCGTCATTGGTGAGAAGTTGGTGTATGTGCGGTTCTTTCATACGTCCTGCTCCTATTCCTGATGTCCGTAATGATTAAACCTGTATCGCGCGGCGCGGGGTTTTATACCTTCACCTATAGCCCACGCCTGCGAATATTCGATTAAGCTTGTCATGCGCTTCTTACTCATGTTTGCGGTACTTTCTCTTGCCAGCGGTACAATCTCTCCCTCAAGTCCCGGAATAAGCGTCCCGTCACGGCCGGTAGCCTTTGCATGTCCGGATACGAAAATACATTTCCAGTCCTGCAATCCCCACGTATTGCCAGCCCATACAATGCCCTGCTCTGCTACGTTGCCGCACAGCGCATGAAACATGTCATTTTGGGGAAGGGTTCGCTTCGGATCGGATATTTTTACTTCGAGGGGGAATTCTTCGTTAAGCGGGAGATTGTCAAGCTCTGCCTTGAGATTTCTGAGTATCTGTATATTCCTGAGAAGGAATGTCTGTTTTTGCATTCAACCTCCTGAGGTTATCGGTTGCCGTTAGTTTCTTACGGGGGTATTTTAATTTCTTCGGGTCGTTAGCTCAGCCGGTAGAGCAGTTGACTCTTAATCAATTGGTCGGGAGTTCGAGCCTCCCACGACCCACCATTGCGGTCATCGTATAATGGCTATTACCTCAGCCTTCCAAGCTGAAGATGCGGGTTCGATTCCCGCTGGCCGCTCCAATCATTTCAAAAAGTCTTCTGTCCTGGGTTATGACACTACTTAACCTGCCTGCGGAAACTTTCCCAGGTGAAATTGATAACGGTCGGTGACCCCATTCTCAGGCGGTCAATAACTCGGTCACCCAATGCTTTTGCCAGTTCGTCAAAATTGAGATTGGTCAGCACACCTACCGGTTTTTTATTCGATAACCGGCGGTCTACCACCTGAAAAATAATCAGTTCTTCGTTCAGGTTATTACGCTGTACGCCGACATCATCCAGCACCAGTAAATCCACTTCGCACAGGTCGCTGATCAGCTGCGACTCCGTAGTTTTCGCCCCCTTCTGGTATGTTTCACGGACACGCATCATCAGGTCTGGCAGAGTGGCAATCAGAATGCTTTTCCCGTTCCGGATTATCTGGTTGCCGATGGCCGCTGCCAGATGGTTTTTACCGGTGCCGGGATTACCGCTGAAAATAAATCCGCCAAATGATTTACCAAACTCAGCTGCGTACTGCTGTGATTTACTGAGTGCCCGCTGTTGCTCCGGCGTTGTCGCCAGATAGTTCTCAAACGTGCATTCCAGGTGTAACGGTCTGATACCGGAACGCCCCATGATTTTATGCAGTCGAGCCACACGGTTTTCGTCAGCAATCCGTTTCGCATCGATAGCGCCCTGCTCACGCTGCCACGCCATCAGCTCAGCAGCATTCGTGAATTTTGGCTTGATGTGCTCCGGCTTCATGCGGTTAAACCTCTCCAGAGTCTGTGCTGCTGTTGCCATCAGAAGTCCTCCGGTATGAATTGCTGAACACGCTTAGGCCGGACAATGCGCGACCGTGTTGGTGGTGATTTCGGCATAAACAAGCCAGTCCAGCCGTTTGATATCGATTCGTCGATTACGCTCTCAGGTGTATACCCTGCCTCGTAAAATTTAGTCAGCCTGGATATCAGCCCGTTTAGTGTCTGTTTTGTCCTGATCGGTTTTTTCAGGTCTTTCCGGTAGGTAACCCAGCTCACCCAGGTATCACGGCTCAACCAGTCAGGCAGCGGGTGTGCATTTGCATCAAAGGGTTCTGGCTTGGACGGTTTTTCAGGTTTAGGGGATATAGGGGTATATATATTTTCTTTTTTCTTTAAAGTATTTCTTTTGTGTGTCTCCAAACCAGAGACATCATTTGTCTCTAACTTAGAGACTTTTTTTGTCTCCAGATTAGAGACAGTGTCTCTAAGTTGATTTTTCCACACCGAAACCTCCTTGTTGACACCAATCTTATTGCCATCTTTCACGATGTAATTCATTGAAATTAATTCGTTCTTTGCCTTGTTAACGTTCTGACGGGACAGGCCGGTAATTTCTGACAGCTGAGAATCTGTTATCCGGTCATTTTTCTTCCCGAACCCGTATGTTTTTCTGATCAGTGCCAACATTACCCGGAACTGTCTGGCTGTCAGATTGCAGCATGAAAGAGACTCCAGCAGTTCGTTGGCGAGTTTAGTGTAACCATCGTCCAGGTCTGCCACTCGTGGTTGCTCCTGCTTAACAGGGAATTCATACACTTCCGCTGTATTCATAGCAACCTCCATATCTTTGTTTTATAATTACTTTCATGTATAATTACTCCGTTAATTGCTGTATCAAAAAAGGGAAACTTTATGTTTCCCTCTTTTCAACAACACTGGCTATTGATACAGTATAAATATTAAGTGCTTTTCTTAATGCGCCTCTGCTGCTCCAACAGTCGGGGCGTTTTCTTTGATTCTCATCTGAGAGAGTTCACCAATCTGCTTCCACAGAAACCGATACTCCTCCTCACTGATTTTTCTTTCGCCAGGCAAAACAAAATCCCTGATACCGGCTGCGGCCAATGTCTCGCATATCTCCGGTAACTTTTCTGTTCTGCGCAGGATTGTTGAATCGTGAACACCGAGTAGTTTTGCAACGACCGTCTGTGTGGTGTTTCTGATTGCCTGATGAGCGGTTGTCATCAGATGATTTGACACAAACCGGTTGAACGATTTGCGTGGATTTGCATTTTCCATAATGTAAATTCCTTTTGGAATAGATAGTCCGTAGCTCACATCCTGTGAGGTAGTTTTATATGTAAATCGTCACTTTATCAGTGACTCCGTAGCAGCTAACAGCTCTGCGATTGTTAAAGAACAGCTATATACTTAAATGATTTCTAGCTCCGGCCAAATTTTATGCCAATCGCTTGGGCGCAAATCTTTTCTCGTTACTTTTCCGTATGTTGCAACTTCAATTTCTACACAACGTTTTGGAGATATAGAACTGGCACCCGACGCCATTTGGGAGAGAAAAGATTTCGAAACACCAAGCTTATCCGCCAAATTCTTCGCTCCCCCCCATTCAAGTGAATCAATGTAATTTTTTAAATCCATATTTTATCTCCATCCTTTTTAATGATGAAGTTTATTAAACGCTAAACCGCCCGTCAAGTATTTGCTTGTTTAGTCATTACTAATCAAAATAGAAAAATGGATATGAAAAAAATAAGACAGACCAAGCTTGCTGGCTGGTTCAAAGATAAGACCCTGCCATCAAAAGAAAAAAGCTATATATCTCAGCTGATGAGTGGTAAATCATCGTTTGGAGAGAAAGCTGCTCGTCGGTTAGAAAGAGACTATGGGATGCCACCTGGGTTTCTTGATTCTAATGAAGAATTACAACCAGATGAAATTGAGTTTGTTGGATTCGTCCCCAATGGCATGGTTAAAGTAGTTGGGGAAGCATTCCTAGGGATTGATGGCGCAGTGGATATGATAGAGGCCCTTGAGGGATGGGTTCAAATTTACAGCGATGATAAGGACGCTTATGCCCTCAAAGTTAAGGGTGACAGTATGTGGCCCAGGATTCAGTCAGGTGAGTATGTGGTTGTTGAGCCCAACACAGTAGTCAGATCCGGCGATGAGGTCTTTGTGCGCACTGTTGAAGGTAAGAATATGGTAAAAATACTGAATAAAACCAGAGATGGTAGTTACCAATTCACCAGCGTCAACAATACTCACCCGCCAATCACAGTTGATCCACGTGAAGTGGAAAAAATGCATTATGTGGCAGCGATTGTAAAGCCGACTAAGTTTATCGATAAGTGCGAACAATCATAAGCCAGTACTGATAATCAAACGAGTTCTAAGGACAAACTATGGCATTCAATGACACTGAAGTCGTACAAATTAAACAATGTATGAACTATTTCATGGAAAAGCGTCGTCCACCAAAGCATATCCGAGATGAACATGACCTTCAGTATCGTATTGAAGACGATAGCGTAATCATTTTCGAGGTTAGACAACTGTCCTGGAGTACCGGGCGTGCAGAAGAAATGCTGGCCAAAATAACAAACAACAGGAACAGCAACTCGTGGTCCCTGTTCTGGTCTACTGATAATAATGAATGGCGACACTACGACGGCCGAATGATAGGCAGTTTTTCTGACGCAATAAAAATTATTGATGAAGATGCAAATCATCGATTCTTTGGCTGACAGCCTGATGACATATTTTAGAGTAAGGTGGTAGGTGTAGAAATACATAATAAGGATATGACAGTGATAAAAGTTGGCAGGGCTATCCTGGCGGTGAACGCATAGGTGAAGGGCAGCATAACCCCAGCCCTCCCCGCGAGAGCTTTTTTGTATCAGTTATCGCTCATCAGGTCGATAGCAACCTCATAGACCTCATTCATAAATCTGTCTATTTCTTGTTCTTTATGGGAGTACAGCAATTGCTTAATATTTCCTTTCGTTATCATCTGCCGTGAATCCAGTAACATAATAGCCGCTCTGCCTGTTACTCTGCATACTTCACTGTAAATCAGTTCTCGTTCGTCACTCATTCATCACCTCTGTATATTTATTCAACAATAACATCCGCAGCAGCGCTTGGACAGAAAATAATTGTATATTTTTTGTTCTACTTCATGTGATCTACGCCAGATTTTGACGATTTAAAAAAATAAATTCACTGAACAATCAATGTATTGTTAATACTTCACTAAATTATGTTTAGTTAATACTTGACGACATGTTTAGCATTTAATAAACTCAAGTTATCAACGGAACACAGCACGTTGATGTTCTTTAAAAACGATGATAGCGAGCTGTGTATTGGCTGTCAGAACGGTGACGCTGATAAAGCGTCAACCTTCTCAGAAGGTTTCGGGATTGAAGCAAAGCATGATTGTACCAATCACCAAAGCCGACTGTTTGGAGGGAATATGGCAATAATCATAGTGAAAAAATCACGCAAGCCTGAATTTTTACGTGGCAACTCAGCAAACAGGCGTCACGCCAGGAGAAAGGCTGAAGCGATTGCCACCAAAAATGTAAAAATGAAGTTGGAGGAAATATTCAGAACTGAACCGGACAAAAGTCCAATGAACCGGGTAGAAAAAGCCACATCAGCATGCAGTACCCCGATTTACGATTCACCGGATAACTGCTGCTTAAACACTACTGCCTTGTATTCAACTAAGCGATATAATTCAAAACCAAAAACAGAATTTGGCATCACGGCCAGAGCATAGCCCATCCTATGAATGGGCTGACCAAGTATTACTTAAGGTAGAGCAAGTCCAGTGCTGCTTTCTCTGCATCTTCTGGCTCATCAAATGACTCCAGAATGTGCGGGTACCTTGCTGCCTGACTCAAACTTTTAATATTTTTCTCAATTTCGGATTTTTGCTCGGTAGTCAGCGCGTCAAAAATTGATTTCAGCAAAATATGCTGCGCGTCCAGACGCTTTGCTATCACTTCATTATTCATCTTATTTATCTCATTTTATAGGGTTAAAAGCATCTTAACGGATTTCTATCTGTAACACACTGCACCTCATCTGATATGGTTAAAAGCAGACACTTCACCCCATCACATTTACGGGGGATGTTAGGTTAAATAAAACAGGAAATGGATATGACGTGTAGCAATAAGTACTGCATCGACTGAATTGAGCTCATCACATGTTGCTCAGGCAGAGGCGTATGCCGGAAGCTGCTGCAAAGTGTGCAACAATGAGAACATAGAGCCAACAGATAAAAGCATTTTTGATTACCTGAAATATATCGAGTGTCTTGGCGTCTGACAGCCCAGGAGACGAGCATCCAGTCAGTAATCTGAAATTTATATTTTCTGCTTCAGAATAGAATAGTAACAGTCTGATATCTTAATTAGATTAACTCCGGGGCGGACGCTGGATTCAACAACTTCCAAAACATCTTTATCAATCAAACGCTTTGCTGCTTTTTTATAAATTCTGATTTTCCTTTTTTTGTATTTACCATTTAGAAAATATATCAGCAACGCGCGTTCTTCATCATCGAAATTTTTTATTACTTTGGGAGCTTTTATGAATCGAAAAATTACTTTTTTTATTAGCTCACTCATTATCTCTCCATAATCCATTGAACATCCGAATAATATTTTAGCATAAATTAACATATGATTTTACTGAAATTTTAACTTTTCTCTCAATGCTGGGATAACTATTCGGACATCACGTAGCACAGGGAAGTGTATAGGAGGAAGTAACATGCCGATGTTTAAAGTAACGTGTAAATGGAACGGAAAGCCATGGGAAAAGGATATCGAGGCCGAAGATGAGGCCGACTGTACAGAACACATGTATCTGTTCGGTGTACTAATTGGCAAAGCCGATATTCAAGACCTGCAATTAACTGAGATAAAGGAGAAAAAAACAATGTCAGGGCACCCACATGCAGACCTGATGGCTAAAGCCGCAGAGATAGCGAAGACGGATAAAGAGTGGTATTCACAATTTCAGCGCTTGATTGGCGGTGAATGGCAGTCCCCTATCGCCGAGTTTGTATTTCTACCTGAAATAGAATACCGCATGAAGCCGCGCTATATCGACATTAATGGATATCAGGTTCCAGAACCGGTGCAGGAGTCACTGGAGTACGGAACGGGTTACTGTGTTGTGGGTCTCGATGGTATTGATTATCAACGCTGGTGCGATGATGAAGACGATGAAAATCTACTTAAACAAGGGCGCATTCACCTAACCAGAGAAGCGGCAGAAGCCCACCGTTCCGCCCTGATCTCTTTCACACAGAAGTAATCCCCCTATCCCACCTCGGGATATCAGCAGGTAAACAACATGAAAACTAAACCTTGTCGCGCTGCGTGCGGTTCTGACGTGGCGTGCATCTCTATGCCATTTTTACGCCTTGCCCGATGTGCGGCAAGGGTAGCGATATCCACCGGAAAGTCCCGTATTTGGGATCTGGCTAACCAATTACAGATGAGAGCTTACGGGAGAAAGATATGTCGCTGATGACTGCAAAACAAAAACACACCAAGGAACAGGTTATTGAGTTGTTCAATCAGGCTGACATGGATGAAAAGCAGATTGAGCAGATTGTGTCGGAGTGGCGTTGGCGCAGGGAGAACGCCAAAACAAGCCGCATTCTCCATCAGTGCAGAATGAGGCTACCGGCATGAACACATACACAATACAGGATGCTCAGGTAGAACGGCAACGGATTGCCGAACAGCGCAGAAAACAAGAGCAGAAAGAAAAGGATGATTACTGGTTTCGTGAAAGTGTCGGATTGCCAAACGGACGGGTACCGGCAGAATTTTTAAGCGGAGAATTCACATGATGGAATATCCACGCCGTATAGGGAAACGTTCAGGCTCCGGCGGGACGTATGATGAAAATTATCAACACGCCCTGAAATCAGCAATTGAGCAAATGGATTTGCAACGACGGGGGAAACCGACCGGAGAGCCTTCACTGTCAGAGCAACGGGTTGCCGAGGCACTTTACAACATCTGCCGTATCACCGCCCTTCACTATCCCCCACTACCCGCAAACATCAAAGCAGCACGGAATGCTGCTGAGACACAGGCGTGGAGAGAATGGAGGACTGAACATGGAAAAGCTACCGGTGTCGGTGGTGTTGATTATTACGGCGGCGGGCGTACGGAATCACGCCCCGGCCAGAGATTGGGAGATTAATCATGTCTGAAGTCTATAAGGCAATAAGTGCCGTAGCCAAGGAACTGGCTGAGACAGGCATCAAAAAAGGGAGCAGGAATTCACAACAGGGGTTTATGTTCAGGGGTATCGACGCTGTATACAACGCACTTGCCCCGGCGCTGGTTAAGCATGGCCTGATTATCCTTCCCCGCATTATGGAGCGTTCTGTCACGGAGCGACAGACACAAAAAGGCGGTACCTTATTTTATGTCGTGGTGAAGGCTGAGTTTGATTTCATTGCCACGGAAGACGGCAGCAAACACACAGTGACCACCTTTGGCGAAGCTATGGATAGCGGGGACAAGGCAACCAACAAAGCAATGTCTATCGCCTATAAATACGCAGCTTTCCAGGCATTTTGTATTCCCACCGAAGAAACTGCGATTGATGCTGACGCAGAGGTTCACGATGTTGTTCCACGTAATCCAGAGCAGATTTTGGGTGACTATACCGAATTTCTTAATGTCACAAGTGACACAAAGACAATTGAGGCTGAATACAGGAAAGTATGGCGAATGCTGAACGGCAGCGACAAACAGGATGAATGTAAGCGCCTCACCGGCATCAGGATCAACGAACTTAAGCAGGCGGCATAAATGGCAATTAACGTAATTACAGTCAGCGGCAATCTCGGAAAGGATTGTGAGCAACGATGGACTCCGGCAGGGAAAGCCGTTGCATCGTTCAGCCTGCCGGTGAAACAGGGATATGGCGAGCACGAAAAGACATCGTGGGTTATCTGCAAAATGTTCGGCGCGAAAGCCGAAAAATTACCGGAACACCTGAAAAAAGGAATGAAGATGACGGTTACTGGCGAGTTCGTCATGGAGGAATGGACTGTTCAGAATGGCAATAAACGGTCAGCACCGGTGATTATCGTGAACCAGTTGGATTTCAGCAACAATCAGGCAGGAAGCCAGAAGCCACAGCAACCACCGGCACAGAATGATCCGCCAATGGATTTTGACGACGACATTCCGTTTTAATAACCCCACCGTTTCAGGATGAAGCGTAATGCAAGGATGCTGAGGGTTATACATTCCATGCGCGTCGGATAATAAACGCTACAGCGACAACAGCAACGACAAACAACAAGCCTTCAATGAAGTAAATCATAACGCCCCCGACAAATAAATAAGCCACCAGCGCTTTACGGAACACCGGTGGCTCAGTTGCTGCTTTGTTCGTATGTCATCAGATAGTTAAGTTGAAGTATCATTAATACCAATAACTATTGCACCCACAACAACTCGGAAAGAAAGCCACATCCCGACGAACAGACAACGTTCCGCTGAGACTGTAGCCTCTCGGGCTGCCTCCAGTCCTTAACTTAAATATATGGCAGAATTTAACCATTTCAAGTGAAGTATAGTGATTAACTTCACAAGTTAGTCAGAAAATAAAATCTTATTCCTGCACCAGCGTGACTTTCAATCTCGTTTTTACCAGCGAGAGATTCGCGTATGCAAAATTCAGCAAGTATTCAGACAAAAAATTGCCGGTACGTGACATGACAATACCGGCAACCAAGTAATTACATACAGATTTTATACCAACGGCATTACAATAATTGATGATAAATATAGCAATAATGATAATTACATGATAAATAAGGAAATTCCAACTAACGCTGTGGCCGAATAATGCTTCCGATGCCAGTAAATGGTGTTACCCACGGATGAGACCACCGTATACACCACCCGACCACGATTTAAATATAGTTATAATTACTGAAAGTGATAATACCAGCATGAAAAAATGTGGAACACATCACAATATGACTAGTTTTCCGCGTAACTGAAAATTCATAAGGGCTTATATGCTGATAACATAGTTTTATGATACTGAGAGTCAGAATACATTAATTGCACTTACCAATTGATATAATATTCCTGCCTTAATATGGAGGAATTATGATAGTTGAATATCTTCTTATAAATAAAGATAGCTCATCCGAAGTTTATTATTTAGCCACTTCATTAGTTAAAAAAATCACTCTTACGCGAGGGACATCGTTAACATCGAGCACCTCACATAATAACGGCGGAATTAAACACAGCAGGAAATTTAATTGCCATATTCTCGCATACACAACAAATCTTACGCCGTAGCAATAGATAGTGAAATAGGCTTGTTTGATGAGAACAAAATACATGAGCTAATCATGGCTCATCAAATAAAGCCAATCCCTAACGAATTACTTTAAAAATAGCTACCCTGCACCAGCAGGTTTTTTTATACCTAAAATTCAGAGCTAACCATGACAATCGGATTTGCATTACTACTGGTAATGCACGGTTCTGCTGTGCCTATAATTCACTTCTGACAATTCAGGAATAATCAATATGGTTTTATTTGACAAAAGGCCACCTTTTGAAAAGGCATGGCTCGCTACCTCATTCTGCGTAATTATGGCCGGAATGGGTGATGATACGGTATCGCGATGGAGAATAATTATATTCGGCACAAACTCAGGCCAGACTCAACGACAAAAGGAATATGCCGCAGAAAAACAATAAATCAGAAAATATATAAATACGAGCGTGACCAACTGGATATTGCAGAAGGTCAGTGTCAGATGTGTTTATTTCAGTGAGGAAAAATGAAAAAGTATGACTTAATTCTCGCAGATCCACCATGGCAATATAACAACAAATCTTCCAACGGCGCAGCAGATAACCACTACAACACCATCGATTTTTATTCCCTCACCCGCTTACCCATCGAAAAAATAGCCTCTGACAACTCCGTGCTCTGCATGTGGTACACGGGTAACTTTATCCGTGAGGCTTACGAACTGGCTGAAGCGTGGGGATTTAAAGTGCGTACCGGCTTCGGGTTCGTGTGGGTGAAGCTGAACAAAAACGCTGGAGGCCGTATTGATGCTAAACCTCCGGAAGATATGTTCGACTTCATGGACACGCTGAACGCAGAGACGCGCATCAACGGCGGCAACTATACCCGCGCTAATGCAGAGGTATGCCTGATTGCTACCAGAGGACGTGGACTTGAGCGCCAGTCGGCCAGCGTCCGGCAGATAGTGTATTCCTGCCTCGGCAAGCACAGCGAGAAACCGAAGGAGGTTCATCACCGACTGGAAGAGTTATATGGGGATGTCCCGCGCATTGAACTGTTTGCCAGGGAGAAATACGGCGAATGGGATGTGTACGGGGATCAGGTGGACGGAAGCGTTAAGTTATAACACCACAGAAAGCAGAGAACGGACGCAGACGAATAGCAAGGGATTGCCTTACGGAATTAATGCAGCACACATCAGACGAACAACACACCGCAATACTCGGCAAATACACACCGAAATTCAAACCACTTAATCACCCGTGCTTTCCTGAGAAGAAAGTGCCCGGGTATTACGTGCGTACGTTACAGCAGGAGGATGAAGTATGGGGGTTGCAACTAAACCCACTTTAACCAGAGGCAGAGCCCTAACTTTATATTGGCCGACGGTAGACTCCTACCCGATGGATAGCCGTGAAGCCTGTGCCTTCATGGGAATATCTTACCCTACCCTGAAAAAGTGGATTGATTCCGGCAGGCTGTCCGGTTCGAGAAAAGATCCGCTTAAGCCCAAATCGCCGTGGCAGTTTACACGGGCAAATTGCATTGCAGCCATCAACTACAAAATGCACAATACGCCGGAAAGCGTGATTAGTGCGGAAGAGGAAAGGATATGTCAATCTTCCGGAGAGGCGAGGTATGGTACGCCAGTTACTCGCACAATGGTAAAAGAATTAAGGAGTCGCTTGGTACAACGGACAAAAAACAAGCGCAGGAGTTGCATGATAAACGAAAGGCCGAGCTGTGGCGCGTAAGCTCACTGGGTGAAACTCCGAAGGTTACTTTTGAGGTTGCCTGTACGCGGTGGCTCGAGGAAAAATCAGGCAAAAAATCTCTTGATGATGATAAAACCAAAATACTGTTTTGGCTCGATCACTTTGAAGGGATGCACCTGGCAGATATTGATGAGATTAAAATCTATGATGCTGTCAGTAAGCTGAAAAATCAGAAGCTGAAAGAAAATTGGGAAAAGCATATTTCCGGCAGGAAGCGGCGCGCAGTCAGTAAAAAATCAGAGCCGGTTTCTGTAGCAACCAAATCTGCTTACCTGGCTTTCATCAAGTCACTGCTCCGCGCCGCTGAACGCGACTGGAAGTATCTCGATAAAGCCCCGAATATCCGGGTGCCAAAACCGAAGAATAACCGGGTCCGATGGCTCGAGCCACGGGAAGCGAAACGCCTGATCGATGAATGCAGTGAACCTCTTAAATCTGTTGTGACATTTGCTCTGGCTACCGGCCTGCGGCGCTCCAATATTATTAACCTGGAATGGTCACAAATAGATATGCCGAGAAAAGTAGCGTGGATTCCCCCGGATCAGACCAAATCAGGGAAAGCATTGGGTGTTGCTCTTAACGACACTGCGTGCCGCGTCCTGCGTGAGCAGATAGGCAATCACACAAAGTATGTTTTTGTGCATACGAAGGCTAAAAACAGATCTGACGGCTCAATGACTCCGGTTGTCAGAAAAATGCGCGTTGACGGTAATACTGCGTTCAGGACTGCACTTAAACGTGCCGGTATAGAAAACTTCCGTTTTCACGACCTTCGCCATACATGGGCGAGCTGGTTAATTCAGGCAGGAGTACCGCTGTCCGTATTGCAGGAAATGGGGGGATGGGAATCAATAGAAATGGTACGCCGGTATGCTCACCTGGCACCGGGTCATCTGAGCCAGCATGCGCAGCAAATCGATGCTGTTTTTGGTGAGGATGTCCCAAATATGTCCCACCCGACCCTGATCGTGGTTGGTGAGCACAAAAGAAAAACCCGCTAACTGGTTGAGAGTTAACGGGTTTAATATGGTGCCGGCTACCGGAGTCGAACTGGTGACCTACTGATTACAAGTCAGTTGCTCTACCAACTGAGCTAAGCCGGCGAATTTGGCGGAAGGATAGAGATTCGAACTCTAGGACGGTCTCCCGTCGGCGGTTTTCAAGACCGCTGCCTTAAGCCACTCGGCCATCCTTCCATGGGGCGCGATTATGCTGAAAAATGAGGAACCTGTCTACCCCTATATGCAAAAAAATCCGATTTTTTTGTCTGCCTGCTCAACATTCGTGCATCATACCGGCCCTGCGGCGGAATACTGCTGTTATTGTGACGGGAATTAGTATGATAGAATTAATTCCCGGTGAATTTACAGTCAAGTACTTACTATAAGGTCGCAACGGAACAT